TTCGGGCGGTTCCGTGATTTTGCAAGAAATCATGTACACCGATGCGACGACCAACAACACCAACTCGTACAGCGGCTACGAAGTGTTGAACGTGGGACAGAACAGCCCGATTTCGGCTGCCCAGTTCAGCATCAAGCAGTACGCTGCTGCGGTGACTATCTCGGGTCTGGAGATGATCCAGAACTCGGGCAAGGAGGCCATCATTGACCTTCTTGACGGTCGCATGGAAGTTGCCGAGGCGCAGCTTGCCAACCGCATCAGCGGCGACCTGTACGGCGACGGCACGGGCAACGCGGGTAAGAACCTTGACGGTCTTGCCGTGGCGGTGCCGGATGCCCCGACCGTGGGAACCTACGGCGGCATCAACCGCGCCGTGTTTAGCTTCTGGCAGTCGGTTGCCTACTCGGGTGTCACCAACGGTGGCGCTGCGGTGTCGGCTGCCAACATCCAGCAGTACATGGACGCTGTTGCTGTTCAGTTGATTCGTGGTACGGATAAGCCCGACCTGATCGTTGCTGACAACAACTACTACCGCTTGTACCTCCAGAGCTTGCAGAGCATCCAGCGCATCACCGACTCGGGTTCGGGTATGGCGGGTGCTGGCTTTGCGGCCCTCAAGTACTACGGTGCCGGTATGGCGTCTGACGTCGTGCTGGACGGTGGTATCGGTGCCTCGTCGTATAACAGCGGCTCGGGCAACGCGAACCATATGTGGTTCCTCAACACCAAGTACCTGCACTTCCGTCCTCACAAAGATCGTAACTTTGTGCCGATTGGCGGCGAGCGACAGGCGGTCAACCAAGATGCCGTTGTGAAATTGATTGGCTGGGCAGGCAATTTGACCTGCTCGGGCAGCCAGTTCCAAGGCGTTTTGATTGCTTAATAGGAGTACACGAAAATGCCAGTTATTGTTAATGGGTTCGCGTACCCCGCCCTCACCGACACGCAGACTTCACCGTCTATCAATGTCGGAACTGTGGTGAACTTGGACGATGGTGGTCAGGCTGTCTATGTGCAGGCTGCTTCCAACATTTCCCAGTACAACGCGGTTTGCATTCCGAACACCAACATTGCCACCAATGCGACGACTGCTCGCGTTGCCGCCACCAAGCGTGTCGGCTTCGCGCAGGTGTCTATCGCCTCGGGGCAGTACGGCTGGGTGCAGCTTGGCGGTAAGGTTCGCGTCGTGGTGTCGGCTTCCTGCCTCCCGGCGGTGGCCCTCTACACAACGTCAACTGAAGGCGTGTTGGACGATGCGACCGTTTCTGGTGCGTTGGTTGCCGGTGTTGTCACGGAAGTGACCGCCTCGGCTACCTCGGCCATGACGGCTGTTGCGGCCTACACAATGGTTATCCCGGTTCCGTCTAACGCGACCCCGTAACCATGCAAAAACTGGAACTCACGGTGCAAGCAGCAGGAACGCCAGAGGAGCTTTGCTCCAACATCCGTTCGGCTTTTGCCCGTGGGCTTCCAGAGTTGGCCCCCGCTCCTACAAAGCACGACGGTACGTTTGTGTGCGTAGCGAGCGGGTGGTCAATGCCTGCTTACATTGATGAAATCAAAGCGCAGCGCGATATGGGTCGCCCAATTGTGGCGGTCAAGGCAGCGCACGACTTTCTGTGCGATCACGGCGTAACGCCTGACTTGTGGGTCAACCTTGATCCTCGGGATCGCACAAGCGGTGTTCAAAAGGCCAACGATCACACCACTTATCTAGTGGCTTCTCGTTGCCCGCCCGTGACATTTGACCACTTAAAGGGGCGCAAGGTCGTCCTGTGGCACTCATGGGCAGAAGGGCCAGAAATGAAAGCCATTGGTGGTGGTAAACTAGCCGTTGGCGGCGGGACGACAAGCGGCATGAGAGCCATCAACATTGGCTACCTGCTTGGGTTTCGCAAATTTGTGCTTTTTGGATACGACAGTTGCAACAACGCTAACGGCATGAAGCGGTTTACGGGCGAAATGACAGGCCCGACGATGGATGTGTACGTTGGCGAGGCAAAACGTAAATTTACCTGCAATGCCGCGATGGCACAGCAGGCGAACGAGTTTCAGATGGTGTATGCCGTGATGGATGACATCACGATAGACGCCCGAGGGCCGGGACTGATTGCGGCCATTTTGGAAGAACGACGCAAGTTAAATTTTGCAGCATAGGAGTAACGACGATGACATTTCCTTCACGAGTACAAGGCGCAGGTCAGTCGGGCGGTTCCGCTCAAGCAATCTGTGGTCAGGTTGATAACAGCGTCACAGCCGCCGGCACGACGGCAACCGACGCCACGCAGGTCAACAACACTTGGGTGCGCGTTTCTACGGCAGCCGCCAGCACGGGTGTAAAGCTCCCGGCGGTGGAAGCGGGCGCAATGATGGTTGTGCGTAACGACGGTGCAAACGCGCTTGCTGTGTACCCGCTGACGGGTTCTACGATCAACGGCAGCGCCTCGGATACGATTGCCGCCGGTAAGGCAAATCTGTATTTCGGCACTAGCACGACGACTTGGGTTTCGTTAGACGGAGCCTGATAAGTGCCGATTCCTTCTCGGGTACTTGGCTCGGGAGTGTCGCAGTTATCTACCGTCTCCATTTGTGGGGATGGCACCGCAAGCGTAACTGCTGCTGGCACTTCAGCAGGTGATGCCACGGCCATAACTTACGTTTACAACAATGTTGTAACCGTAGGTTCTGGCGCGGGCGTTAAACTGCCGCCAACCGAGATGGGCGAAACCATTATCGTGCGTAATGGTGGTGCAAATCCGTTGCTGGTGTATCCGTATGATGCTAACAGCACCATCAACAACGTAGGCTCTGGGCTAATCAACGTAGGTTGCTCGGCCTTGTTTTTTGCCGTCAGCAACACGGTTTGGGAAGAATTGCAGGGATTTGGGCGAGCAGTCCCGATACTGCATTATGGCGCGTTTAGCGATACGACGCTGCAAACAGCGGCATCTATCAACACCGCTTACGGCATGACGTTTGACACGACCGATAGCAGCAATGGCGTGTCTATTGGCTCGCCGTCGTCCCGCTTGGTTGTAGATTATCAAGGCGTCTACAACGTGCAGTTTTCGGCACAGCTAGACAAAACCTCGGGCGGCGTGGGCAATATTTACATCTGGCTACGCAAAAACGGCACCAACGTCGCCAACACCGCCACTACTGTCGCCATCCAAGGAAGCGCAGCGCGTACCGTTGCCGCGTGGAACTTTATTATCCAACTTGACCCCACTAACTATGTAGAGTTGATGTGGGCGACGGATGACACAGACGTTAGAATTCTTGCAGCCAGCGCTACAAGCGTGTGGCCTGCAATCCCCTCGGTTATTTGTACTTTGACCCAAGTCAATAACCTATAACCCCAATCCCCACAGGAGTAAGGACGATGCCACTAGATAGCGATATTTCCAACGGCGACTCACAGTTGCACGCGGAATTTTACATTTCGGACTCAAAAGGCTGGGAAGGAAAGCCCTTTGTGCGTATTTCCATCCCCGGTGACAAAAACACCGTGATTGACCAGCCCGCGAGGGACGAACACCGAGAGCGCTTTCCGCGCCAATGGCTGTATTTCCAAATGCAGCAGGGCGAGGGGGCAGCGCAAGAAATCGGTACGCCGCTGTCGCAATGGCACCGCGATTATCCCGAAGAAATTAATCGGGATCACATCGCAGAACTGTCTATTTTGAAGTTTGTGACGGTAGAGCAGTTGGCGTTGGCGTCTGACGGCCAGTTGCAGCGCATTATGGGTGGCGTTGGGCTGCGGGAACGCGCTCGGCAGTACCTTAATCGCAAGAACCGAACTGAAGCAAACGCGGAACTAGAAGAAACCAAGCAGCAACTTGCCGCCTTGCAGGCGCAGATGGCGCAGTTGTTGAGTCAGGAAGCCCCGAAACGCAGAGGGCGACCGCCTAAAGAGGAATAGTGTATGTCCACGACCACGATGCTTGAACTGATCCAGCAAGTCACGAACGAGCTGGGTATTGCCACGCCCTCAACGGTAGCGGGCAACACAAGCCAAGACGTTGTGCAGCTTTTAGCGCTGATGAACGCCTCGGGTTACGAGTTGATGCGTCGTGCGGATTGGCGTGAGCTGACTCGTCAGCACACGTTTTACACGGAAGCCATCTCCACCACCGGCACATGGACGGATAGCGCGTACACGATTACGGGCATCCCCTCT